CCCAACAATGCATATCTTGCAGAGTCGATGGTGTCATCAGGATCACTGAAACGTCCCTTTTCATCAACGAAATAGTTTTGTGCTTCACTTAAAAACTGTGTGCAGTTTTCGTTAATCATTAAACTTCCAACTTCCAACATCTGACGCATTTGGTTGATACCATAACTCTTGTGATTAGTTACACGACCTTCACTGTCAGGTGGATTCATTATTGGCTTTTCGTAAACATTAAGTTCATAACTTTCAAACAACTCTCGTATGCTGCTACTGGACATTGTATATCGTCCTTGAGTACTAGCATCCGATGGTAAAACGATAGGCGTTCCAAATACTTCGGGTCTGAGAAGGTGATTAATATATTGGGTCGGAACTGCTTCTTCAATACCTTGCACCACAATCTGCCTATGTAAAAACGCAATTCTATCATATGGTTCCCAATACATTAAACTGATAACTGTCTTATCATTTACTAATCCTAAGTCAAGTGAAATAATTCGTTGAATGTGTTGCATCTCACTAAAATTATAATCACCCGATTTATAAGTGGGCCAGTCTCTAATTTGAAACACAGCGCCTTTACCCATAACAGGCTTACCTGCAATACGAGCTTCACGTTCGTGTGGCAAGTAATCTCGTTCTAATTGTCTACGAGTTTCCATTAATAAGAATGGCATACCCCAAGGATCATACTCAGGTACATCATCCCAACTAACACGAATAAATTCGTATCCTTCTTCCCTGTTCCAGAACTTACTTACTAGACCATTCAAACCTTTTAATGGCGTGAACGAACATAACACTTTACCTTGCGTTGTAGCTGTACGAGTAACAATCTCACTAAAGAAATCATCAGGAGGTTGTTCGTCAAATACTGCTAAGTTTAACTTAAAACCTTGTAGTTGTCTAACTTCTTGGGTGTAGTTAGCAAAAAGCAAATAACTCTTTGCTCCCGACACATGTTTAATTTCCACTCCGATACAGTTAGCGCCATCATTACGCATAGTATCAATAACAATATGTTCTCTGGGAATCGCACCGGTACCTATATTTTCGTTAAGTTTAATGTCTTGTGTGCCTAGTAATTCATTTTGAAGAACTAATGCAACCTGACTCCAACCTTCACCCGCAACCATGCAAGTGATAGGTTTATCAAATCTGTAGCCTTCCCACCAATCAGGATACAATCCAGTAAGATGCATTGCTGTTTCATAACAGGTGCTTACTGTTTTACCAATACGGTTAGCAGCAAGAATGCCCCTACGTTCATGGTTTCCCGTTTTGAAAAACGTCAATTGATGTTCAAAAGGTCTAAAGTATTTAAGCTGATGATATTTCATGTCATCGCAAACACTAATAACCAGATCCTCTAATTGTTTCTTAGCAGGACCTGGTATTATTTTTAGACTATCTGGCTTTAGTTTGTTTTTATCAAGAACATATGTTAACGCTCTTGCCATGAGAGTCTCAGTTCCAATCATTACTCACCTTCTACAGGATAGTGTTGATTAATAATTGAAAGATAATACAATCCATGACTTAGGTCATGAATCTCTTGTGCAGTGCATTTCCAAGTTTCAGGATCACTCAAGTCACTTGGTTTATTTGTTAATATTGCCTGCAATCTTTCAGCAGTCAATCTCATGCAATGTTCAATTTGACCAGGGAATCTAGTTTTGAATGCATCACGATGAGCCTTGTTTACCTTTTGTAAAATGATCGTATCTTTTACTTGACGTTCTTGTGTAGCTTTGTCAATTTCTTGGTCACGAGCACTTCGTAATGGTAACTTTATTTCTTTACCGTCTTTATCTTTAATCATGCTTGTAAATCCCAAGGGTTAGCAGCAACACTATCATTCAATGAAACGAATTCACGGTCAATCCATACTTCCCATTGATTAGTTTTGTTAACTTTGAATGTTTGCATAGTTGCACGTAGTCGTTTACCTTGTGGTGTCAATGTTCCATCTTCACGCATCAATACTTGTTCACCTGTACGTGGATCAATCCATTTGATGTATTCTGGACGAACACGACCATACTTGTCAATCTTTTCACCTTCAGGCTTTTGTTCTAATGGTCCCATGATTTCATAGCTAATCATGCCATTGTTATATTTGCGGAACATCATTTGAACTTTCTTACCCTGAGCACGTTGTTCTTCATCTGGGTGAGGAATCAATGGGCTGTAGAAAGCATTTTGTTGTTGACTTCGTGGTGGCAAACTGTCATCACGTTGTGGCTCAGGTTTCAAATCGTCTGTAGGAATTAATTCAGCTTTGTCAATGTATGGGTTATTACCACCAATGTATTTTGAATCAATGTCTTTACCATTCAATACATCCATTGCTATTTGATATTTGACTTGGTTAGCACGACCTTTCAAATTCAATGTGACACCGGTCTCATCAAATACAAATCGTTCTAAGTCTGTTGCTGTGGGGAAGTCTGTCATTAAACCTTCAATGTCAAAGTCTGGGTGACTGATAGCTTGTGGAGCTTGAGGTTTAATTTTGTCTAAGGCTTTTTCAACCTTTTTAATTTTTTCTGGAGTTAATTTGGTTTCTTCTTTTTGTGTTGCTTTCGCATCAAAATTGTCGTCCCAAATGTTTTCTGTTGAGGTTTGGTTGTTCTTTTGCATTTCATTTCCTTTATGTCTGAACTATTAAAAAGCAAGGGCAACCCCATGTCGCCCAAGCCTAGATACGCAGTATATCTACTGTTATTTATCTCAATAACCTGATGTGGCACCTAAAGCACCACCACGGCTACTTTTGCCAGCGTTGCCTTTAGTAGGGCCACGACCAACGTTGGTTTTGTCATGTAGACTTTCAACTGCTGGGTTTNNNTGCTGNTTCCATACCNCGACCACGNGTTTCNAAAGCACGAGTAACCATATTAGCTAACTCGCTTTTTTCNCTNCCTGATTTAGATTTCTCAGCCATGAACTCTTTACGCTTTGAAGGAGTACCTTCATTGCCAGTGCGTGGACCTTGCGCCTGATTGATTTTGTGTCCTGTTGATGTTTCTTTCATTTTATTTCCTTATTATGCTACTGTGTAGCCTGAAATTGCTTGAACGCTTAATGTAGCATTTGTAAATTCTGTTGGATAGATCCATTCGCCGTTTGTGCAAGTACCAATTAATTGATAAGTTGTTTCTGCATTTGGAGTAATTGTTGCAACCAATGTGTTTCCGATTGGGCATGATACACTGATTGGCAAACCAGTACTCTCATCCAAGAATTGGTAAGTTCCAGTTTGATTTCCAGTGATATATGCACGAGCAATCAATTGATAAGTAATTCCACTTTGTAGTGTGATCTCACCTGTTGTGTTATCAATTGCAACATCAGTTCCAACATTAGTTTCAGTTGTGTTGAATGTTAATGGAATGTTTTTACCACCACTAACATATTGAGGAACAGTATATGTATTGTAAATACCAGTGTTTGCTGTTGCTGTTGTGAAACCTGTACTATCAACACCGTTGTTTAGTGCAGAATCCGAATACAATGAAAATGTTGTTGAACTTAAAACTGTAATGTAGAAAACAGAAGAACCATTATATCCTGCAGTTGCCAATTCAACCATTCCACCAACACCAGTAATTAATACTCGTGAACCTGTAGTTAATAGTGCAGGTAAGGGTATAGTGCTTGTTACAACTGCTGGATTTGCTTTGCTTACACCAGTAATACTTAAACCATGTGTATCAATGAATGGATAATCAATTGTCCATAATTCTTGATTGCCTTCATTATAAGCAGTTACTACACTTGCTGTTATTGTTGTCATTATTTTTTACCTTTCTTCATGCCCTTAAGCGTTTCTGCTAAACGAGCACGGCGACCTTCAACGCCTGGCTTCTTAGCTGCTGCTGCTAATTTNTTAGCAGGAATCTTTTTNCCAGCAGGTACACCCAACTCTTTGTGNAATGCNCCTGGNTTTTTAATTGCTTTTTGTATCCATTTTTCTGCCATGATTTACTCCTTAAGCAATAACTTGAATTGGTGTAACATAGACATTAGCACCGCTACAAACTAATGTAGTTGGTGTCAAGTCTGGTGTTTGAGAACTAGTAGGTATTTGAACATACTCAGTAGTTAATGGTGGAATCGTAAACACCTTTGTTGGGTTGTTATATGTTGGAGCATTTGCACTTGGTGCATTGCTTGGAATTTGATATGCAGCTAAATGTAATTGCGTTGGATGTCCTGTACCTGTGTCAGGATTATCAACTGCGTAAATTTGATATGAAATATAATCACCTGATACACCATCAAATTGTGTATAAGGAACAACGAAACCATCCATTACATGCCATCCTGCACTTGAACTTACAATATTACCTGTTGTAACAGTATTGTTTGTTTCATCAAGAGTAACATATAATTGAATTGTTTGCTGATCTCCGTCTCCACCATTTGCAGAAACAAGATATGTTACTGGAGGTGGGGGAGGTCCAGGAACAAAACTATTATCATAACTAACAACTGCTGTATTTGCATTACTGCTATTTGTTAATTTTAAGTTTAATGGACCAACTTTACCGCTTGCGCTAGTAACACCTGTAATATCAATCGTAACATTTGAACCATCATCTGGTAACAAGTATGTTAAACCTACTGGTAAATAAACTGTACTCATGTTTTATCCTTAATATTGTTTCTTAGGACCGTAGTTGATACCGTCTGGGTTACCTGGCTTCTTGCTCATAGCAATTGGGTTTTTAGATTCTGATTGACCAAAGCCTTGTGTACCTTTTGGTTCAATGTTGATACGGTCAATATTGCGAGGCATATCAACTTTAGTACCACCTAAACCACGATATTGACTACCACCATTGATATAGTCTAGGTCCTTGATTTTTGGAACTTCTCTGCCATTAACTTTAACTCTGTCCGGAGCTGCACGAAATGCGTCCTTTGTAGCGGGTGGACCAACTCTTGTTGCTGGACCATCTTGGTTGCCGACTGTTGGTCCGCGACCTTTGTTAATTTCTTTTGAACCATCTGATACTCCACCAAAGTGATTTCCTGCATATTTTGTTTCACGGCTGTAACCTTTGCCACCTAAGCCGTCAAAGTCTAGGCCACGATCTAAGTGATCTTTTCTGTTTGTCATTTTGTTTTCCTTTTTGTCTTTGTAGACTTAGATGCCGCCGCTTTTTTTACAGCATAACCAATTGCGACGGCTTGTTTAACTGGTTTGCCTGATTTAACCTCAGTTGCAATATTTTTACTTAGTGCTTTTTTACTTGTTGATTTGATTAACGGCATAATGTTATTTAATCTTTCGTTTTTTAGCAGTTTTCATAGACTCTTTGAATGCCTTTTCAGTTGGTGCACCTTTAGAGCCTGGC